TAATGCCAATCTTGGTGAGTTCAGAAATAACAACTCGCTGCAGCCGTTGAATAGTACGCGCAAATCGAATGTCCTTTTGAGCGAGAGTTGCCTTATCTTCGTCTCCACCTTCGCCCAATGTGAGATATGATTGTGGAATCTTGAGAGCAGAAAACAACTTATCGCGCAGATATTTGATATCATCGATTTGAGTGATATTTTGGGCGCCGGCAAGTGAAACAATGTCTGTCGCAGAGCCAGCGCGGACGGGGATGTAATAGTCTTCTTCGATACTCATCGGGTTATAGCGCAAATCAACGCGACCAGTAGATGGATCAACAACAGAGTGTCGTTTAAGTTGTGATACAACTTTCTCCATATACTGCTCCACATCCTGCGGAGGAATAGCGCCAACGTCAATCTTAAACACACGACGTTCGGAAGAACGAATAACACGATAAGCCATCATGGCATCTTCCATAAGTACCAACTGGCGATGGATACGACGAGCAGGCTCAAGGACAGACGTTCCATATGGTGCGTGTTTATCATTACCAAGAATACGAAAATGAGATATCTGCCAATTCTCAAACGTCATCACAGCAGAGTTCCATTGATATTGAACATAGTTAGGATTGGTGCTATCCATACCTTCAAGTCGTTCTAATTCTTGTGGCGGAATAGCAATAGCAGACTTGATGCCATAATTGTCATCAACATCCAGATACAAAAAGAAGTCGCCATACTTGCACATTGTGCGGCACCAACCAAATAAGTTATACTCAAGGTTCAAAATGTTGCTATAAAGAACATCAAGAACTGCTCGTAGTTCTTCATTGGGACACGCAATGTTCAGCATTGGACGAAGCTCTGAATAGGTTGTCATTTCGTCAGCATAAATATCAATACTTGAAGCAATCTCGGGCATATACTCCATTGAGTCAAAATCAATATATCGCTCAGATCGTCGCTGATTAGCTATGGCATTCGAAGCAATCACATCCAAAGGATTGTGTAACGTCTTCTTAAACTGCTGGCCAGATGCAGTTTTAAAACGTGAAGAGAACTTATCTAAATGTTGTCTTCGGATTCTGCGTCCAGACTGCGAACGATAATTAATAATCGGACCAGAAAAAAGCCGAGTTAAGGCTTTAAACAAATCTGATTGGGGGTTATGTGGGTTTCTTCCTCTAATTGCCATTTATTTTCTCACTTTATAATCCATTTAAATTGGTTGTATGTGTCTTGAGCTTCTGCCATTTTATCAAAAATTTCATCTTTTTTGTAGCCTTCTTGTCCTTTAATTCTTGTATTAAAAGTTGTCTTGGTTGTAATAATGGCATTAACGAATGCTTTCTGATAATTTAAATCCCTAGTACTTGTCTGAAGAGCGGTATCTCTCACCCAACAAGCAATTGCTAGTGCCAAAATCAAGTCATCATTATATCCCTTCATTGCTTGAGGTTTCCCATTCCGCCAAACGAAAGTTCTCAGTTCATTCACGGTACGGGAAGAATATATCTTAATTAGTTTGTTTCGGATAAACTCCTCTAATTTCGCAATGATAAGCGGACGAGTCTTCATTGATGTGGTAAAACCTGGCACAGCAGATGATAAATATTCACCCTGATGCTGGTCGATATACGCATGTGTTGATTTAACCGAATAATATAAATTTGGATACTCCATTTCAATGAGTTTATCTAAAACTGAATATCCTATATTATTATTTTCCACAACCGTCATGGCATTTCCAAACTCTCTACCAATCTGATTGAGCATATTAGCATACATATCTATTGTTGGTTTGCCTTGATACTCCCCAACGCACTCTAGAGTTTCCAGCTTAATCATCTGGAAAGTTGAAAAATCTGCGCCATCACCACGAGCAACATCAGCAACCATCAAATAATTGCAAGATGGATCATACTCTTCCCATATCCAAAAATTACGATCAAATCCTGTGCGATATTTGGGTTCTTTACATTGAGACAACAACCATTCCATATCATCAGAGTCGACAACGGTTTCACCTGATGTATTGAAATTACACATCAACTCCTGTGCAACCTGGCGTTTCGACATGTTTTTGGTTTCTTTCTTGTACCACTCTTGATCTCTTTCAGGGTGTGCATTCCACATTAAGGTGGTTAAATTAAAGTTGTTTGCTCCCGCTTCGGCATCTACGCACGTCTTATGGAACCAGTTACCAACGCCATTTGGAGTGCTAATTGCAATACAACGCCCACCGGTTGAAAGCGTCGGATACAAACCTGTCCATAACTCTTCAAGGTTTTCAATATGTGCAGCCTCGTCTAGTACAAGAAGAGACAGCGCTTCTGAGCGACCTGCATCGCCAGAAGTAGAAGCTGCCTTAATGGATGAACCATTTGAAAGCTCAAAGGAGGTCCTGTTGTCGACATCAATAGTTGCGATTCGCAACCACTCCGGAAGACTCTTCATGATCTTCTTAACTTTATTAACTAAGTTACCCGCTGTTGCAAACTTAGTTGCCATAACTAACACAGCTTTATCACGATGAAAAAGCATCATCCATACAACATAGCCTGCTGTAATTGTTGAGATTCCTAACTGTCGTGCTTTCAATACGACATTAAAACGATAATCACTAAAGTCACCAAGAAGTTCATCTTGAAAGTCGTAAGTATTAAAAAGAATAAGCCCATGCAGCGGATGAGATATGCGCGCATAGGTCTTCAGAAAATACGCAGGATCCTTACCACACTTTAATATCTCTTTTATTCTCTGTTTTTTTGTTAGTTTGTAACTCATTAATCATTTTAATATTCTGATGTAGAGGGTGAATTTTTAATCCAAAATTCGCGCTGGTCTGTCCAATGAGTACCACCATCGGGCATCTGATGATGCTTTACCATAACAGCGCGAAACGATTCGTCGCTGTTTTTTAGTGTGCCGCGACCCAGGTAGAGGGTTGCGTCGTCAAGAATAACTTCTGTGCCTTCAGATGCAAAAACCCCGATTCCTCTTTCTTTCGGCTCCCATTATATTATTTTGTCAACAGCCGTATCAAGCAAGGTAGCAACTTCTTCTTTTGCTTCGTCTGTGTTCCATTCAACACTCAAAGCATATCCCTCTTGAAGAGCCTTCTCATCCATAAAATATCGTGGATCGATAAATTTCTTATTCTTTCTTGGCCTGCTCATTTCTCCACTTCAGAACCTTTCTTTCGAGTGTCGTTCTTTGGGCGCTTGCCTTTCCAGTCGCCGAGTTCTAAAAACTCCTGCCAGCCTGCGGCTAATTTATCTTCTGAAGCCTCACCGACAACGACAACCTCTTCGATTCCTCCGATTTTATACTTCTGATAAGCGGTCGCCCATGAGCGCACACGAGAGGCACTTTCAACACGAACATCAATCTCGCCTTCTTTGGTTAAAGAGACGGACTTGCCAGTAACCTTGCGGTATTCTTTTTTAAGAAAAGAAGAGATATCAGCCATCGTTTGATCCATTTCTGACTCAAACCCAGCAACATATACTTCTTTCAACTTAACTGGAGTATGATAATTGATACAGAGATATGGACCCATGAACTTAATACTAAATCCATCAATCACTCTCTCATCTAGTAAAGCATCGCCCTCTTCTCGACGCAACCCAACCTCACGAAGCTTTCCTTCGTCGTCATATGCGCCATCGTGTGCGTTTGCCGCTGCTTGCGACAATCCTCGCACTACATCTAAAACTGAAACTGAATCTTTTTTCTTAGCCATTATTTATTTCCTTTTTCTAATGCGACGTTCTGTTGTTGTGGGAGTTGCTGTTGTTGGGGGTTCGTTGGATTGGGCAGTGCCTATTGCCTTTTTTAAAGCAGTTAATATAATATCTGGCTTTAATTTTTCCACATCACCGATTATTAAATTAATTAATTGTATAAATTCCTCCGGTGTGTTAACGTTAGTACTGATATATTCGGAGATTTTTGCGCGTTCCAGCGACATATCAATCTTGTTGACATCAGGAGACATACCTGTCTCTTCTTCTTTTATTGAAGTCATTTCTTCTTTGATTATATCTCTAAGCATTTTCTTAGTTATCTTCATTTGGTCTCCATCCTTTTAGCCATCTCTCCTCTCTATCTTCAACATATTGTATATAGCAACTATAGCAACAGTCAAATTTTACGAGACAAACATCATCCATTGATTTCTTTGCGAACGAATCACAAACAGCACAACATTTTAAAGAGTCTCTATTAAGTAGTTTTTTTGAAACCTTTATACCATTAATGTCAACTTTTTCTTGAAACCCCTCAAACCGTTTTGATTTCTCATAAAAGTCTTTCATCTGCTGAAGGTATTCTTTTTCTTTAATCTCGTCCCAATTTGCTTTAGGATTTTGGATAGCCTCTTTCCCATATTTCTCTGTGATTGCT